TATTTCACGATCTGGGAGAACTGATTGGGATTGCAACATCAAATAAAAGCGGGTTGATGAGTCCTAAACTTTACTGTGCAATCCCAAACTCTTATGTTGTTAATGGCGCAACAGAATTAAAAGGTAAATATGTGAAGATAATTTCAGTGAATGATTGGAGCGGATCTATTATTAATGTTAAAGTATCAAATTATGGAAACGGATCATATTTTTATATCATACTATGTTTAGCAACCAACGATATTGGTCGATGGGCTTCAGGAAAACTTATTGCTGGTAATATTAGCGGTTTTTCTTTTTATAGGGTTGATAAATCAATTTACATGTTTATACCTGATTCTATACAGGATCTATATGTAACTTTAGATGCTTCAATGGGTAATGTAAGCTATGGGGAAGAATATGAAAACACTATAGACTTATCAAATCCTATAACTATATCTTGACATAATAGTCTCTCAACTCTCGACCTGGGAGGACTAATGAACAGTTTGAAGCTGTTCCCGTTTATGCCCAAAGGTATATTAAGTACAGACGAAGAGGTAAATAGTGCAACTGCAAGCGGAATGTATCATGTATTCGGACGAGACGGAATTAGTGTTGTTTCAAATTATTCCATAATGATAGTTTTTAACGATGGACAAGGATATGTCATTCAAATGACATTCCGTCTAGGTGAGGATGTTGTTGGTTTCCGCCGTAATTATGATGGGAAATGGGGAGATTTTAGGTCTTTTGTATTGGCTTCTTAGAAACATGGATTACCTTTGCACCGCACATGGCGTTGTGCATATCAGGATCGGGTGGCACCGGCTTGTACCGGACCACCCGTTTTTTAATCATGTCAAAGATACGGTTTGCCAATTACCCCAAGTATTACTATACCATTTCACTCGATATTTATAGATATTTCCGCTATAATTATATAGTTTCTGAATACAACAGATATTAGGTTTACCGATTACAACTAATACACAATTACGGACATATTCTAATTCTGAAGGTTGTGTTAGTAAGTAGATTCCGCTATATTGCATAGAATCTAATTTGTCTTGAGATTCTATGCTTCTAACATCTCTGAACCTTAACCACGTATCATTTATCCCGATGAGTTCTCCCAGGTCGGATTTTAGGGCTGTATTTTGTTCTAAAATACCTCTTCGCATGAATGGAAACAGCTTCAAACTGTTCATTAGTCCTCCCAGAAGCATTTTTTGTGGTTTATTTTGTAAATACAGAAGATTTTTTTTTTAACTTTAAAACAAAAAGTTGAATATGTTAGAGAAGATCAGATACCGTTTGGTTTATAACCGACAAAACAAGTTAAATCGACAAGGGACAGCCCTAGTCCAAATAGAAGCCTATTTGAATCAGAGAAAGGTATATTTTAAAACCAATGTTTATCTAAAGCCGGAGTGTTGGAGTAAGGATGGCGCTCAAGTAATTAACCATCCGCAATCGAATGAGCTTAACGCAATGCTATACGAGAAGATACTGGAGTTGCAGGCTATAGAACTTAGCTACTGGAAAAGAGGGCTTGAATCAAACCTTTCCACGTTAAAGGAGGCTGTAAAAAAGGGAATTAAACCAGTTGTGTCGTTTTTAAAATTTGCAATACAAGCGATAGAGAATTCTGATAGAAAACCGGGAACCAAGGATAATATGCTGGGTACGGTAGCCACTTTGAAGGAATTTCGGAACGTGATAGAGTTTACCGATATAAACTATACGTTTCTAAAGGAGTTTGACGCATTTCTGCGCAACAAAGGATTGAAGGTAAACACGGTAGGAAAACACATGAGAATACTGCGTACCTTGGTTAACGAAGCAATAAACGAAGGTTATATATTACAGGAGGCATACCCTTTCCGTAAGTTCAAGATCAAGAAAGAGAAGAAGGAACATAACTTCCTGATGCCCGCAGACTTGGAGAAGCTGGAGAATCTTGAACTGCCGGACAGGAAGAACAACAGCCGGCATATACTGGACGCATTTCTCTTCTGCTGCTATTGCGGATTGAGATTCTCTGATTTTAAACAACTTACCTGTAAGAATCTCGTAACAGTTGACGGAAAGGAATGGTTGGTCCTAAACAGCGTCAAAACAGGCGTGAAACTTAATATCCCGCTATATCTATTATTTAACGGAAAGGCACTGGGCATAATGCGGAAGTACGACAGTATCGAACAACTGGCTGCATTAGGTTGCAATTCCGACACCAACCGGACATTGCAGAAATTGGGAAGAATGGCGCATATTGGCAAGAAGTTCACCTACCATACCAGCAGACACACTTGTGCCACTCTCTTGGTTCATCAGGGCGTTCCGATAACCACCGTCCAAAAACTTTTGGGGCATACATCGGTCAAGACTACAGAGATATATTCCGAGGTACTTTCCAGCACCATTGTGCGTGACTTGAAAAATGTTCAAAGGAAAAGGAAAAAAGTAAAGATGTTTCCTGATAAAGGCTTGAGAACATCTGATTTTATAGACAACCGGTAGATTTCATGAATCCTATTTGTTCTCTATTAATATTGTGATTCTTTAAATTCTTCGGATAATCGAAATATTGCTCCTGATTATTTTTTTCAATATGGATTGAATATGGAATAGTTTTCACTATCTTTGCAGTGTAACCAGGAGCTTGATGGCAATAAATATTGTCATCAGGCTCTTTTTTTATTGTCTATCTGTCGAATAATGGAATCCCCCGTCTGGCTTCACAGTCTGACGGGGGGAGGTTAAATCCAATCAATAATAGTTTTGAAAGAATCAGGTCAACAAAGTATTGACAAAGATAGTGAAATATGAATAGTAAGCAATATGGATATGGATTTATTTTGCATATATATAAATTCTCGGCGTTTTTTTCAGGAAAGATAGGGACAGTTGAGAAATAAAAGAAACAGGATGAATAATTTATCATATAACAATTAAACGGTGAATGTGATGGAGATAGATATTGCAAACATTATTAGTGCTGCCGGAACATTGCTGGCAGCTTATTTCGCCTATAATCAGTATACCAAAAACAAGTTGACTGATTTAAAAGTGGAATATTTTAAAAAAGAAGAGAAAAGAAGAAGTTACCACCGCAGCGAGAACTCCGCCAAGGTGTTCGGTGAGTTGTGGCGTGTACTTTATGAAACGAAAGCAGACAGGGTATATATCGTACAACCCCATCCCTTGGGGCATATAGCTTTTCTTTCGGTGCAGTTCGAGGTAAAACGAAAAGGTATAGCCGGAATGCGTGAAAGCATTCAATCACTTCCCATGAGTGAAGTGGCCGTTTTTGCAGAAAATCTCGCAAAGAATCTTTTCATGTTCTATTCAGATATTGATAACCAGGTTAAGGATAAGGTTGCCAAATCTCTATTATCAACAAATGGATGCAACAGCGTCGCTATTAAACGGCTTAATTCATCTCAAGATTGGGTTGGAAATATATTTTGTGAGTTTACAGATGAAACGGATTTGAATGAAGATGAACTTCATAAGGTCTTGCATGAAGCAGCGGTTAACATACAATATATCCTGCCGGAATTCAAAGAAAATAAAATCGAATAATTATAATTAATGAGTAGTATGGCTGACGTAAGAAAACTTGCACCGTTTATTCTGAAATGGGAAGGCGGTTTTGTAAATGACCCTGACGATTTGGGAGGGGCTACCAATATGGGGGTGACTATCGGAACCTATGAGGCATATTGCCGAAAGAAAGGATATTCCAAGCCTACAGTTGAAAGATTGAAAAATCTCACAAAAGAGGAATGGACGGAAATCTTGAAAACCATGTACTGGGACAGATGGAAGGCTGATGAGATAAAATCGCAATCAGTTGCTGATATATTGGTTGATTGGGTCTGGGCATCCGGTGCGCACGGAATTAAGATTCCTCAACGCTTGCTTGGTGTTACGGTGGATGGCATTGTAGGTCCCAAGACCATTGCCGCAGTTAATTCCCGTAATCCGCGTGAACTGTTTGACCAGATCAAGATTGCACGGTTTGATTTTATCGAGGATATATGCCGGAAACGCCCAGCAAACAACAAGTTCAAACGGGGGTGGATGAACCGCATAAATAATATTTCTTATGTTGGCTAAGGTTATGAACTGGATAAGCCGGCACA